TTATGCAGGTTTCGAAGGCCAGTCGATATCTGGAGCTATTGAAGTATCTACCGCTTCCAGTGCATCGAGGTAATCCAGCCAAAGATTGTACTGCGCAAGTTCCTCCCCTTTCAGCCTTCCAATTGCCGCCTTACCCGGCCACTGCTTACTATTCATGTATTCATTGGCTGAATCTATCCGATTCTTCTTTTCTGCATCGGCAGCCGCAACAAGTTCCTTGTGTGTTGGTGGTGGAATATCTTCCCACACAGGACCATTCTTGCTGGGAACCATAATTTGCGTTTCGGAGCCAGCTATAAAATCCTCATATGTCTTCTGGCTTACCTCGACTAAATCATCACCCTCATAAGAGTTCGCTGTTTGTTCCAGCAAAAAGCCGTTCAGAGATGGACTGTAAAAAATCTTCATCAATACCCCCTTACAAAATATGTCAGATTAATCGCGGAGTTTATGAATGGCATACCTGTTCTTGAATTTCGTACCGCAAATCCAACTATCGAGGTAGAGCCTGCTGCCGCAGGATAAGAGGAAAAAAGAAATGGTTCAGTATCTGCCGTGTAGTTATTCTTTGACTGATGAGCTTCAGCGTAAACTAGCTTATTAAGAAAAGTGTCCGGCAACGTGATAAACACATTCCCGTTTACATCAGTGGGTACGGATGCCTCACCACACATGAACCGCAGCCCACCGGGCTGATTACCTACGATGGCAGTTGCAGTTTTAGATGATGCAAAGTCACTTTGTGCGGCTTTTCCACCTAACGCATTACTGACTGTTGTGCTGAAATTTGCATCGCTATTAACTGCTAACGCTAACTTTTTTAGTGTATTAAGTCCTGAAGGTGCCCCACCATTTAAATTCGCAATTGCTTGTGCCACAAACGCCGTATTCGCAATCCTATAATCAATCTCGTCTTGATTGGCGCTAGGTACTGACGGGGTTCCTTTAAATGATGGGCTATCCAAATTCGCTTTCTTTGATAGTGCGACTATTAATCCAAGATGTTCAAGAGCACTAGCGACCGCGTTTGGGCCTGCATCTGAAATCTCCTTTAGATTATTCGATATCATTAGGAATTTCGCGTTACCGGTAAGCCCTATGATAAGTTTTAACGCATCAAGTAGTTGATGCTGATTATCTGGTTCTGGCGTTATTCCAGAATCAGTCAAAACAGATAAAATTTCTGACTGTATATTGCGGATAGCACTTTGTTCATTGTTTAGGTGTTCTGCGGTAACAATCGTTCCTTGCTCGCCTGTTAACGGATTACCATCATGAAACAGATTATCTGGCGTGTTTATTGGGGGCATAAGATTCTGCATTTAAGCGTCCTCCTCATAGGTAAAATAACAAAAAGTGTGGGCTGGTTTTAAGTCGTTAAAAAGAGCCTCGATAACCTGATCGCTGAAGCTAGTCAACCGTTCCCCTGTTGCCGACGAATCTGCGCGAAAGTGGTAAATCATCGTATTCGAATTTTTGACATTAACGACCCATACCCACGGGATATCATCAACATAAAGACGCTGACCCGCACGGTTGATACCCGCTCGAAAAGGTTGAGGTTCATCAATAGTGATTACGTAGCCAAGATTGGCAGCAAGTCTGACGAAGTACGGTATGCTCAGACCGCCGATTTCAGATAACTTGGCTAGCACCCGCTGTTGACGTTGTTGATAGCCACTATCAGGCGGAGCAACCAAACCAAGAACACGCTCCCAATCGGCAAGCAGTTTATCAGCGTAAAATGGTGTGACGGCCCCAAGAGCAAACAAGGATGAGGATTCTATCGCATCAAAAGCATTGCTCTCTGCCGTCAGTTCAGCGGATAGCCGAGGTTGGTTTGGTTGGTAGCTGTCAAAAGGCAACAGTAGTGAGAGTAAAGAAACAAACTTCATAGATGTGATACCAGAATCGAATTCACTCTCAACCACTCAACCTTTTCCTCATTCACAACAGGAATAATATTTTCCACAGGCGTAATCACTTCACGGTCAGAAACGCCACTGATAAGCGAAATCAACATTTCGGCCTGACTGACAACAAACGTCTGTCCTGGCAATAAGCGGCCAATATAGTCGTTTAATGTCGCTTTAATTTGCTTGGTAACATCCTCTAACGTAATGCCGTCTAAACTCACCTTGATATCCATATCAAAGGTTTTAATCGTTGGGGCGAGAACCAGTGAGTTTTTGGCAGTGACGGGACGGACATCATCAATATAAGCCTGCGTTTTGGCGATAACCTCCGCTGATGGCAATCCATCTGCAGAAGTGATCACAATATCTACCGTACCTAAACCACGGCGAAGAGGATAAACGTAAGCCGCCGACACGCCGTTTACCTCCATAGCCCACCGCTTATAGTCATACTTATTACCGCCAGCCGGTGGGCGACGAATGAGTTCTAGCAGGCGAGACAACAGCTCGGTATCTGTTTCTTTATCCGTTCCTCCGCCCATCAGGCCAATAACAACCGTACTGTCAAAGCCATCTGGCGTCGTCGTTAACATGCCCGACATTTCAATCGTGGTATTGCCCGCCGCACCGGGAATAGACGCGATGGCCATGACAACGGCTTTACCATCGCTACCTATAGTGACTTCCTGCGTAGTGGTATACGATTTGTCATCACGCTTGATAATAAGACCCGCAGTAGACTTCGCACCGGGTTCCCCCGTCACGTTAATGGGGCCGGTCGCGGTGTTACTGTCTTTACGACTGATGCCGCGTGTACGGCAATGAAGTTCGAGGTATTCCGTATCAGCGGTATCTGGGAATATCTGGCGGACAATCCAGCTTTGGTGTTGGTAGATACCCTCGGCAATACTGGCCACTGATGATGCGCGGATAAAATAATCACTGTCAGAGCCAATATTGGCATCAGGGAGCTGGTTACGGATATCACGTAATAACGCATCACGTATCATGGAGAGGGAGGGAGTCATAAACGGCATTAAATAACCCTCACTGGATGTTTGAATGTCTCTAACTGACCCGTGGCTGACTCAACGACAATAAGAAGCAATAGCCAACCAACTTTATCGTGTTGTGTTGACACCGTAATAGTTGTTGCGCGGCCATCATCGATAATGGGTTGTAGCGCTTGTTCTGCGTACTGTTTAGCCAGCTTGTAGACTCGGGAAATGTCTTTTTCACGGGTCAAAGTATGCAACAACGACCCGAGGGTGACGTCCGCCCACCAAGACCCTAATGGGGTCATCAGTCGAACATAGACGGCGTTCTCTAGGCTTTCAGCTTGAGTTCCGGTGTAATCACCGGTTGTGGTATCAATCAACATTTCCATATCGCCATGATGGCGATATGGAGAAACGATAGCGTGGTGAAGAGGTTCAGTGGGGTTTAATAACGACCTGATGAGGAAGTAAAAGCTATCATAAATTACATCTGTTGATTAGGTTTATCTGTAGTCCCTGCGTCGCCACCGTGATTATGGTCATGCTTGTCAAATGTAGTACGCACTGCGTTTATCGTAGATTTGCCGTCAGATATTTCATTATTAGCTTTAAGCAGTGGTGTTTCAAAATCGGCGCCTTTCGTTGCCGATACATTATATAACTCCGTATTCACATCATATTTTTTAGTGTTAACAATATAGCTATCACAATTCACTTCAATAATACGCCCACGCTTTAATACAATGTTTGCGCCTTCATCAGTATAAATAGCCACTTCACCTGCTTTGAGGCTCTTTAACCGATAACCGCCATGCTCGGTGGCGATGACCACGCCATGACTGGTTTTGCCGTTGAGCGGTAAAACAATGGCCACAGTGCCAGGAAGCGGCACTGAGGTGAAGCCATAATGCTGAAATAACTCATTGTCCTGTAATTTCTCGCCAGCGAGTGCGTTAGCCTGAATAGTTTGAAATTGACCTTTGCTATTAACGCGTGTTAATACCGCTCTAAATGCATTTCTAATACGGTTTAATGCCGCATTAATGCGGGTGTCAACGTTATTCCACATCAACAATCTCCAGCTTTTTATTAATCTTCGCTTTGCGTTTTTTAGACTTGCGTTTCTTCGGATAAGCATCCGGTATCCAGACACCATCTTCTTTTAGGCGCAGTGTCGTTAGCGCCCCCTCCGGCAGCCCACCGACAAACTCACGCCCCATAAGAAAGAAAATCCCATCAATGTCATGCGGTTCACTTTTGATGTGAATACGTTGTCCCGGTTGCCAGAGAACGCCTTTATCGTTACGGTGTCCCTTCACCAAAGCAACTAACTCATACCCTGATAAGCGAGCATCGGCCATCGCCTTACGAGCACGATACTGCACCTGAGCCAAGTTATCAGCATCACCCACAACCATGACCTGTGGGCGGTAGAACGATACCGTTGGGTCACGCACAACATGTTTGAGTGCATGAAAACCCGTTTCGGGTGAGCCTACGGTTTCAACAATATCCGCCTGAGAATCAGCCTCATCAGGCTCGCTATTCGCGATAGCGGCAGCAAAAGACGCACTATCGACGTCAACCACCTCTAATGTTGATGACTTTTTCTTGCCCTGCGCGTGGCCTTGCGCCAGTACGGTAAGCTCGGAGAACGCATTCACCATAGATGACCGTTCACTCAATGACATTAGGTTATTGCCTTTACCGTCCCTGCGCATGACTAAGGTCGCCACAGGGTCAGCCGTGTAATCTGGGCCACCAATGATGAGCGAACCATCGGGATTAAACCACGGCCATAAACCACGTGCTGATGCAGCCCTAACCAACGTGTCCCACGCGCGTTCGCCGGGCTCAACATTCACCTTATCGGTACTTATCGAGCTTTCAGCATTGATTTTGATATTTTTGACGCCGAGCGGCCTAACAACCTTGGCGATAACTTCCTCTAGACTTAACTGGCGGGAGGTAAAAATCGGTGAGGCACAATCCACCAATACGGCGGCACCATCACGGCCCGCAAGGGAGAGCGTCGTCTGTTGACGGGCAACGTTGCGTTGTACGGTATCGATGCGACCTATCATCACGGTATCTGCGCCAATCTTGACCTGAACAGGGACGCCACGCTTAACGACAGCAGGAAAAATGCCACCGGGGAGCCCCAACGTCACACTCCATGCATCCGAAGGGATTAAGAAATCTGAATCTATCTGATAGCGCCCCCACGTCTTATGGAGTTTGCCATCAATCAGTAAGCTGACAGTGTCTTTATCCTGATTATCGGGAGTAGGCATAAAGAATATCTCCAGATTTAACGTCATTCGGGTTATGTAACTGGGGGTTGAGGCGCAGCAGCTCGTTGGCGCGGGAAAAGTCGCCATACCACAAATGAGCTAACAGGTGCAGGTTTGCAGCACTATCAACGCGACGGCTAATCAACGGTGGGCGTTGAGTAATGATTGCCGTAGCCAGTTTCTGGACGCTCAGCGCGATATCTTTCAATCCCGTAACAACGGGTTGCCATGTGATACCTACCGGCGTCGTGCTGGCACTGATGTTTTGCGTATCATCTGCATACAGCGCTCGGTGCTGCTCGATAGCGCGTTGAAGAGCGTCCCGCGTGTCATTGGTCACTTTCTCTATATCAGTGGGTGACAGTACCGCTGCAATGGTTTCATCACTCAGCAGGTCAGCGGAATCAAGGGCTATCTGGAGTGAAACTTGTAAGGTTGTCAAAACGGCCAACTCGGCAACATCACTTGGTTGGATATTGGCAGGTAATGGCAGAGGTGGCGTCGTTTCACCACTGGCCAATTGCGTTGGAAGTGTAGCAATACGTTGTAACTGTGTGAGACTTTCGCCCCAGTCAGCCATAATCACGCTGGTGATATCGGCAACACCAGTCGAAGGTGACGATGCATAAGTCCCCGGATTGTTGCTGATACTCGATTTTGACTGGCTGGACGTCAAGCTAAGCGCGGTCTGCAAGTCGCTCATAAAAGCCGAGGGATAATGAATAAAGTCCGTGGTGCTACTGATAAAGCCGGTAATATCACTGCGAAATATCGTCACCATATTCAGCGCCGTTGAGGCCATATATTTTGCCTTGGCCATCCACTTTTGTGCCGTCCGCATAGGTGACAACACATCATCAATAAGCTGTTGTGTTTCATCAAGTACCGACTGCACTTGATTAAAAATGACATCAGCCTGAGATAAAGGGAATTCGCTGCCAAAGAACGGCAGCTCGGTAGCAGCTTCCAGAAACACGACTTCAACGGAACAGAAATCAACCATTTCGGCTTCATGGGATACCTGATATTCGATACACTGCATTTTGGGCATCGAGCCAAATACAGGGTGGATGAGTTCACCACTCCCCGTGGTATCCAGCGCTTTTATCAACGCCTGCAGACGACTGTCGTAGTCGTCCCCCCAAAACAACAGCGTCATACGTAGGTTACGCGCCTTACGGCCTAAATCCTCAACGTCAGCGCCTTGCACATACGGGTATTCATACACGGCAACGTCACGGTTCGCTGAGTCACGTGTATTGACCACATCAAAGCGAACACCACGGAATGAGGCATCTAGCAAGCTATCAGACCAACTCATTGCGGAACCCCCATAGGGCCACGAGATGACTGATTGCCATTGTAGGTATTAACAGACTCAGCCAGTACGCGACCATCTAGCTCAATCTTGGTATTGAGTTGAATAGGCTGGGTTGGTTGACCATTACCATTAGCCGGCTTTTGCAAATAAGCTGGAACGCCATAATTTTGGATATTCTTTTCCATTGCAGGGAAGGGATTAATATCACCATCATGGTTTACGCTAGGCATACTGATGCCGCCAGAAGGTTTTGAATTCCCGCTTAATCGGTTTTTAATAACCTCCCAAGCGACATCGACAAAGCTATAACCTGACGTGCCAGATTTCAGCGACTCTACTTTTTCTGGCATCGACTTTTGGGCGAACTCTTGACGTAAATAGTCCTGTGTTGTTTTGATGGCCACAGAGCCTGCTGTGATAGATAGCGCGGCTACAGACAAGCCAATCCCCCCTGCGCCACTCATCCCAGGAATAGATATAGGGCCTTTAGGGCCAGCAACGCCTCCCATACCGCCAGCGCCACCGAGGAACCGAATACCCGCAAAAACCATTGCGGCGGCTGTCATGGCTTTAATCCCCGTGGTGGCACCAGAAATAGCGACCGTTAATTCAGGGTATTCTTTAGCGTAGTCTGCTAATTTTGAGGCTAAATCACCATACGTATCTGCCAGCGGTTTTACTGAGTCCTGCTCTGCAAATAGTTTTTCAGATTCAAACTGTTCAGATTTATATTTATTTCTTGATGCCATTACGTCAAAAGAAGCAGCCCCAGCACCAACAGCATTTTTTGTTCCCTTAATTCTTTCTTGAATAAAGTCTTTCTTTAATATACTTGTTTTTAACGCCGTACTAGCTTGTTGGTCAGCAATTATTTTTGATGTTATGGAGGATACGACTAAATCCAATGACGCTAAAATATCTTTTTCGCGATCCGTTCCTTTATATTTCTTAGCCTCAGAGCGTAATCTCTGAACTCTTTTATCTGCAGATACGATTCCTGATACTACATTGGTAAATGCATCAGAGGCACTGACACCTTGCAGTCGTTGGTCTGCCATATAATCTGTATAGCCTAATGTTTTTCCATCTTTCCCACGAAAACGATATTTCTTTAATGCATTTTGTGTATCAGCGCTACTATATTTATCAAATAGGTTATTAACGTTTGTTGATGCCGCCGCATTATCACCGGCAGTCTCAGCATTAGCCTGTAGCATTGCTAAAACTCTGTCTAGGTCATCAAGACCACTCATTCCCACAGAATTAGCTTTCGATAGTGTCAAAGCTAGCGATTGTGCCATATCCGATAATTCATATTTTCCATCCTCACCAGAACGGATAGATTTATCGTAAACAGCAGGTAATTCGTTAAGAGGAATACCAAAGTTTTTAATCGCGGCAATACCTATATTAGCTAAGTCTTGCGGGCTCGCTCCTGATGCTGATGCATAACGTGTAATATCTGGAAGGATTTTTAGCGCTGTTTTGTCATCAAGTCCCCCGGCAAAAAGTGCATTCAAGGTTTCCTGAGCAGACTCTGGCGTCCCACCGCCATAGCGTACAGCCTCTCTAATTGTACTGTTAATTAATGGGATCTTTTTAATACGCTCTGTAGCTGGAAGTTCACTATAAGCTGTATTGGCAATCTCTGCGTTACGGCTATCGAACTCCATTTGACGCTTAACAGGGTCAGCAATAACAGCGCCTGCTGCTGTTACACCGCCAGCAATGGCCATAGTATTAGAACCCCAGCCTTTAGCGCGTTCTAAGCGGCTAAACCCACGCATTTCGATGTTTAGCTCACGAACTTGGCTCTTCATGGCTCTAAAGGCTCGGGTTTGCTCGTTAACTGACAGTGTTCCCGTACGCACCAGACGGCTATATGCCGCCTGAGTTTGCAAAATTTCACGCTGAATATCGCGCTCCGAACGGATACCTACGGTAGCGCGGGCACTGGCGGCTCGACGATACTCATCTTGTAGTGATCGCGATGCTTTAATGCCTGTTGATGCATTCTGTTGTTGAGACTTGGCCAGCTCATCGCCGGCCTTTTCTGAGGCTTTGGTCTGCTTAACGGTATCCTGCATCAACTTTTTCAAAATTTTGGATGCGGTATCTTTTGCCAGCAGTGTTAACGCCAGTTGCAGGTTACGCGCCATGAATCATCTCCGTTTGGGTTTCTGGCGTTTGGACTTAACGCGGCGAGTCGAGTGATGTGCGTCGGCTGACGGCGATTTTTTGCCGTGCAGCCGAGCTAATGCATTGAGGTGTCCGTCAAGCTCACTGCGGGTCATTGATCCGATGTGTTCTGCGCTGAATCCGTATCGACCGAGGGCGAGGACGGCGACGCGATATCCTTGAATTTTGGATTCGAACCCATCCGCTTTTTTTTAATGGCATCAATCTGGGCATCAATCAGATCAAAGTCGTCATCAGATAGCCCATCGAGCAGTATGTCGGGGGTAATACTCTCTTTGGGAATATCCCCTAAAGACTGCAGCGCACTGGCCATCACAGCCACTTTGTAATACATGCCTGCGGCGGCACCGTCCGTGGTACCACAAGCCTCGTCCGTTTGGCGCAACGCCTCAATCGTGTCACGTACAACAGGGAGGCTCACGGTAAAGTCATAATGAACCTGACCGTTGACCTCAACACCATGTAGTAAAATACCGCTTTCCATTATTCTTCCACCCTACGTAATGCATTCATTGTTATATCGCGTTTGGCTTCGTTATCCACGGTGTACTGGGCACTGACCTGCGTAGCAAAGCAATCCAGGTAAGACACTCGCTTGCCACCGCTGCCGCTCAGGGGGTATTGGGTCACTTTCGCCCCTTCGATACCGCTCCAGTTCAAGTCACCCGACAGTGGAACCACCACAGAGATCGTGATTTGAATTTCTTCAATGCCGCGAGAGAAACCTTTCGCTCGTCCCGTGCGGTTCATGGTTTTCACCAGTTTTCGCCCCGTGGTCACGTCCTCTTTTAAGTCCGTGACCTCAATCTCTTGACCGTCGAGCTCAAGCACGATGGAGCCTACATATTCTTCAATGGCCATAATGCCAATTCTCCTTACAGCAACAGGTCAATACGGCCAGCAAACACATGCAGGCCATTCACAACATCACACGGGATAGCCGCATCCAAACGGTTAACATCTTGAGCGTCGCGCTCGACAATCAACGCGTCTTTATTGGCGTCAACCTCTTCGACGATCTCCAACTCTTCGAGCTTATAGAGCACGTCTAACAGCTCACTGCGCACTTTAGGGCCGGTACGCGTACTCAGCTTATCCCGAGGAAAGCGTAACGCGATGCGCTCACGACACGCCTTACGGACATAATCCAAGGTGCGAATGGTCGTAATATCCAGTAAAGACACATCGTCTACACCTTCGGCGTTCTTGGTATAGGTACTGATGGCGCGGACAATCTGCACTTTGTCGCCGGGGCCGACCTCAAACGGCGTCAAACCGTTATACAGCGCGTTTTCCTGCTCATTACGCCCCGGACGGTTTTCAATGCTCGTTACGTCCAATGTACTCATCGCCAAGGTGTTTAGCGGGCGTGCTGGGTCTTCTTCGCTAGCAATGACCGCCGCATACGCCGCCGCAATTTGCGCAGGGAGTTTGACCGACCCGTTATGCCATCCCACGGTAATACGTCCGCTGTTGATTTTCCCCATCAAGGTTGTTCCCGTCGACAATGACTTACGCCATCCGGCTACGCCGAGCGCTCCGCGTTGCTCCATTGGACCACTGACCTTATCGAGATGGGTTCGCAGTGCGGTCAATGCTTCTTGCGAGGCGTCAGGACACACCACAATGTTATGCCCAGCGGCAAAAACAGCCGCCAGTGCCGGGGCGATATCGGGGTTAACTGCGCCACCGGTCATCGCCGTTGCGGTCGCGGTCACGCCCGCTGCCGTACACTGAACGCGAATCGAAATATCATTACCAACCTCACCTTTATGGCGGGCAGTTAGGGTGACGCCGCTTATCCCCTCGGCTGACGACACGACCGCCGTGATAGGCAACATGGCCTTTTCGCCGATAGCTTTCGTCATCGCCGTGGCTAAATCAGCCGCTTTATCGGTAGCAGATACCGCCACGTCGACGCGCGTTGCGCCAATCCATAGGCTTAGCGTCCCCGAGCCGCTTGCGGTGCCCGTCAACGTCACACTACCGGTTGCCGCCGTTCCTTCGGCAGCATCAGCAACGCCAATCATTTGTAATTGCAGATAGCTATTACAGCCGATGGCTTCGATAGCCATTAAGTGCGCCTGAGAGCCGCGACCAAAGTAAACGGCGGCCTGTTCATCAGAGAAGATATCGACGGTCTGCAACGCCTCAGCCAGACCGGTATCCAGCATTTGGCCTATCATCAACACCTTTTGCTGGTTGCCCGGCAGCGTACGCACCGCCAAGCGGGTATTAAACTCAAAGTATTTTCCCGGCTTACGAATGCTGCTCTGAATTTCGTAAAATTCGACATTAGGACTTGCCACGGCCAGCCTCCTGAGGTGCTGTTTTTGCTTTACTTTCTGGTTTTGATGGGGCGCCATCTTCGGGAAGCGCGTCGCTTTGCGACTCGATAGCCACGAGTTGCAGGTCGCCTGCCTTAATTTGACGTCGATAATAGGCTGAGTCGTCAACCCTGACGGCGGCGGCGTCCGTGATATAGCGGCGTGCGTTATCTTCACGTGGAACGCAAACGCCTTGAGTTGCCTTAACGTTTAGCTGGCTCATGGGTAATAATGTCCTCTGCATCAGGGCGTTGAGGTGACGATGATAAGTCGTAGCTAAGACGGGTGCTCAGCCATTCTGGGTCATCGGGGCTCATTTCACCGTGGTAGTGGGTAAATAGACTATCTTCATGCTCAGCGGGCGCGTTTTCCAGCGGGTAGCGGCCATTCTCCAACGCATGTTCAATCCATTTGGTATCAAACTCACAGGCGAAAACAGACAGTGCAGCCGCCTCGACCTGTGTGTTAAAAAGGGTTCTCACACGCCCTGGCACAAGGTGTGCAATCGGTAAGTCCATATCTTGGCCCGAGAGTAACCGACGAACGGCAGTGACGAGACGATAGGTGCCGACCTCATCGAATCCGGGGCCACCAAGACGCGCGGCATTCTCTGAGCGAAGATTACGATCGCCGACAATCACCACAAAACGCCCATGCGTCGTGTATTTACGCTTTGTCACATTGGTGTTCTCGGTTTTGAGTACACCGCCGAATGTCACCCATGCCGCAGGCAGTTGTCGGATGATCTCCGCAGGCTCACCGTCCATTTCGCCGCCGTAAGATTCGACGCTGTGTACCATCTGCCCCAGCCCCTTACGCAGGCGTTCACAAATAGCGGCCTCAGTCTTAGCAATGATCAAAAGGCACCTCCATTGGTAGAATCACGACCAAACACGCGACCCGCGGAGGCAAAACGCACCCGAACACTGCTCTTGACCACGTCACCATTGGGCAATTTACCCAAGGTGATCGTGCCGGCAGCAACACGCTCGAAGTAACGAATAGCATCCTCGTAGCGTTCACGGATTTCAGGAGTACATTGCGTCCCCGAACCGCATAACAGATAGCGGGTGATATCACAGCAACGACCGACCAAAAGACGCGGTGTATCCGGCCACGGTGTGGGATAGCGGCCAGCCAGATAGCTGTCGATTTCAGCGGTCGCCTGAGTCAACTTGGCCATCATCACCGCATCATCAATCTGGCCGGTAAAGCGGCGGTCAGTCAGTGATACACACTCCTTTTCACCAAAAGCCAGAACCATATCCTCACGCGTGGCATACATAGTGGATATCCTTATTTCTTACCGGATTTAGCGGTGTCTGCCGCTGCCAGTTGCGCCATAAGTTCGCCGCGTTCAACAGTCATGCTGGCGATCACGTCTTGGTTTTCTTTGATGCTACTCAGTTGCTCAGCAATTAACGCTTGAGCGTTATCAAGCTCAGCTTTGAGTTGCTGGTTATCATCAGCCAACTGAGAGAGCCCAGATTCCAGCTCAACGATACGTGCAAGCGCCGCTTGCAGCTCCGTGCCGTTACCGTTGTCGTCCTGCTGAGTGTCACTCACCTCAACCACAATCAGCATGTTTTCGGCTTTCAGCTCATCAAGCTGGGCTTGAGTAAAGTAACCATCGGGATAGGTTTTGGTCTTTTCGCTGTGGGGCATCCCACAGCGGCGGAAACCATCACGCTTAGCGGTAATTTGGATTGGCATTATGCCACCTCCCCAGTAGAGCCATAGGCCATCTGCCAGAAGCCATATCCCCCATTTGCGCGGGCCTCTGCCCCGAACCGGAACTTTTTACGCATATAGACGTTGTCAGCGCTGTAGTCAGTCTGCTCAACGAACTCCGGCTTTTTACGCTCCTGATACACTAACGGCTTGACCGCTTTCGTGGTGTCTAGCAAGAACCAAGCTGTATCGGAGGACAGCTCGGGCACCACCAAAACTTCCGCCGTCCCTTTATATGGATTGGGCGTGTTATCGGGAAAACGGTCGGCGGTCATTAGATAGTTCGCGTCATCTTCCAAGGCAGGCGGTACGACTAACACGTCAGGGCGGATTTTCAGGGATGCCCCTTCATCATCCTTTAAGCTGCGCATATGAGTACGAGCCGCGCCATAACTGGCCTTGGCTTTTGCTAGACTGGTGACATCGAGCTTCTTCGTGCCTTTGTTAGACACGGATTTACCCTGCGTAAGATGGTCGGTATCAAAGAAAGGCTGACCGTCATAACACAGGTTGGTGAAACCATTGCTCAGCAAGGCAAACACGATATCAGCAGGAAGCTCAGCCGCCGATTGGCCTGCGGCCTGCGCTTGCATGGCATAACCCATCAACTGATCGTCTTCGATGTCGTTACGCTCTACCTCAACGGTGGCTTCCCAGTCTTTGTTACGAATGGTGTAGTTAAACGCTTCCAGCGCCTTAACCACTTTGTCCCCAATCCACTCACGCATTTTTGGGAAGCGGCTTAACCAACTGTAGTCGTTCTCTTTCCCCGTTGAAGGCACCACCATGGCCACTTTTTGCCAGTCGGAGGGGGATTGCTGAAATGCCTTTTGGAAAGTGGCTTTCAGGTTGATAAAAATGTTCTTAACGTTCTTAGCATTCACTAACACGGTATTTCTCCTTAAATCTGAACCCAGACACCGTCGGCATCGACCGCCATAACCACACCTGCCACAGGGCGTTTATCGGTGTCATTGGTCTTGGCTACGGTGACGCTGTCAGCGACAAAACAATTCTGGCCAACCTGCACCTGCGTGACGGCGTCGCCGCTATGGTTGGCAAAGCACCAAACCTTCCCGCGACGCGCGAGCACACACTCAGAACCATCAGCGCCGAGACTGTTGTCGACATAACCATCACTCACGCCAATCGTCATCTGAGCGGCGATGGCGGTGGCAGGAACGGCAAAACCGGTGGCATTGATAGCAACCATATGGCCACCAAAGATTTCGGTGCGAGCGGCAACGGGGACAGGGTTTAACTTACCGTCTCGATAAGGCGTGTTACGGTCACTCATGCTTTTTTCTCCGAGATAAACTTCGCGATTTCAGCCGCGTCCGTTCCCATCAATGAGCAGATGGCGGGATCGAACTCTTCATTGTTATCCAATCCCAGTGAAGTACCCGCTGGATTGTCTATGCCAGCCGGGGGCTTACCGCCTGTTTGTGATTGGGTCAATGCAACAATTTTAGGGGCCTTACTCAGGAAAGATTTCAGGCTGTCGGGATTGGACTTTGCCAATGAGGTTGCCCACGTTTTTTGCGCAGGAAGTAAACGCCCATCGGATAGGGCAGCGGTGATCAAATCGTCACATTCTTTTTGCGCCAGTGCAGCAAGATTGCTATTGGCTGACGCAGCCGCCTCGGCAACCGCTTGATGCATCACCTCAACCGCCACGAAACGGGCGGGGTCGGGATTGTCTACTTGAGCCGAGAGCGCTGCGAGCTGCGTGTTGTTGTCCGTCAAGATTTGCAGCAGATTAACGGACGCCGCAGCGGTGCCCACCCCATCAGAAAGTTGACCAATCAACTTATCGAGTTCAGCAATAATGTCTTCTGCAGTAGATGTGATAGGAAGATTCAACATCCAGCGCAGGCGTTCGAGCAATTCATCCATTTCGGTATGATCCTCAGTCGTTGAAGCGGCAGCCAGAAGAGAGGTTGCCGCCAACATGGCTTCATCCATCCCGTCTAAGGCCGGTGTATTGGTCAGTGCAGCGTGCAAAATCACACGTACATGACCGGATTCATCAAAATTGAAAACGGGGGAGATATAGCGATACTCGCCATTGGCAATCATTGCAGCAGCCGCGTCAGTCCACTCGACATTGATGGCAAACAAACCTTCACCCTCACGCCATTCCAACGTATGGAAGAAACCCGCAGCCGGTGCAGGCTTCCCGTTTTTAGTGGCGTGAAGCGTTTGGTGTTCGTAATCGATGACGTAAGGCGTTTTACGCAGTGCAGCGGTTTCAATCAACGGCTGCGCAATCTCAGCGGTCATCAACCAGTGATCGCATTCTGTTGGGCGACCATCAACGGCACGGAACTCGCCAGCAGGAAAGAGCTGAATGGTGCCGTGGGTTGCTTTGGTGATTTCGATGGCCAGTGCGGCGATAAATGTTTTCATGCCACCGAGGATACGGTGCAGGCATGGGGATGTTCAGGTGAAGGGGTTCAGTGGAATGCGATAGGAGAAAATGGCGGTCTGTATCTTGCCACTATCGCATAAACCTTGGCAATGACACAGACCCCTTTTAAACCCTTTTTAAAAACGACGAACGGGGGTGATGATGACCGGATGTACCGAAGAAGCCGAAAATCGCACTACGGGCGTTACAGCGCATTAGCGTGATGTATCAATAACCCGTTGAAAATACGTCTCGATAGAATCTTCCATACCGCTGATGTCTTGCTCAGTTAAATGCAGGAATGGGCGGGCGGGCATGTCTATCTTGTAGGCCGGTAACGTGTGCCACTGGCTAAAGTTAGCCCGTGATTTTTTGCTAAAGCGATGACCTACCGAGCCATCTTTGCGCTGGCGATAGTAAGCCCGCTGGCTGCGAGACGGGATATTGATGGTGCCGCCTTCCTGATGGATACGGGCATAGGCCACATTGGTGCCCACCGTCGCACTGTCATTATCATTTTGCTGTGTGATACTGCTGGCGAGTCTCCCTGACTTTTGTAAAATTTTCCCGCCACGACGCTTAGCCCAGTAACTGTTGCTTTTCCAGCCCATCCACGCTGGTCGGCCTTCACTCTTGAAGTTTTCTTCAACCGCATCGCCCATCGCCGCCGCCAGCTCACGCATGAGTGGCTCACGGTGCTCCAGACGGTTGATAAGTTCACCCAAAGACCGCTCAAAATCGCTGATGTCATATTTGATAACCAGACCGTTACTCATACCATGCCCCCGAGAGGACAGGGAGTTTTTTCAATTCAGACACCATGCCTTCAGGCAGAGGCACACCCGCATCAGGAAGCGCCAGCGAAAACCCAACGTCTGAGGGGGTTGCGGTACAAAGATACCGATGTGACGGGTCACGCAGGATATACATCAACGAATCTTCCGCCTGCAGTACCACTTCAGCAGAGCGCAGTAAGGCTGGCATTTTCTCCCACAGCGGCCCCGGTGCCTGTTTCACGGCGGTTGATGCCAGATTGAGTACTGCCGATACCGGACGGCTCCCGCGTATTTCCAGCGCGGTCAGGGTTGCGGGTGACAATGCGCCAACATGTTTGATGGACGGTCGTGTTGTTTCACGAATAAGCACCTGATCGACCCAACGTTTAACATCCCCCGTCATCGCACTCAATAGGGCAGGCTCGGCCAGTAGCTCATTGACGGCAAGCGAGGCCAATCGTGGCGACGCCTGCGCTGACTTATCCATCAGACGTTGACCGAGAGAAGCGAGATAACCCTGCCCTGGATTGTGGCCAAATCCAGCATCGGGGGTATAGAGCTCCCCATTAATCCGCAGCGCTTGTACCTCACGCGTATCATTTGGCCCCCACGCTTGTACCACCGTTTCAATGCGTTCTTCGCTGGATTGAACCTGAATATTGTTCTGCTTGATATCTGCCAATGACCGCGCCCGAACACGGCAGCGACAGCCGTAACCGTCAGGGGGATACATGAATTGCCACACGGGATCATCATAGCGGGCGGTGAACCCATTAAGCGCAGCATGACGCGGGCGCGTATGTGTATCCATGATGGCAATACGCTCCCAATAAGGGCGATATTCAGCGTTGGCCAACTGCTCTTCGTAGCGTCCCGCGTTGTACGACGCCTGCATATTGGTTTCAAAGATGGTTTTAAGTCGGCGTGGGGTCAGTTGCTTACCTTCCAGTACACCGTCGTTATCAGCCACGAGCCCACGACCGATCCACCCTTTTTGCGACAGTACCGGCAAGAGTTGTTTTTCGAACTGGCGCAACGTTTGTCCCTGCGAGAGGCTGTCAACGAGAGCCTCTCGGACATCAGACAAGATATCTTGCTTGAGAATGCCCGCGACAGTGAACTGGGTTGCATGGGTTCGCGCTTCAACATCATGCCAATTGAACCCAATGGCATACCCTTTGGATTCAAAGTAAGCGATAGCCTCGCTGGGTGGCAATCCAATGGCATAGGCCAAGTCCACATTAGCTTTCGGCATTTAGACGCCCCCAGATATCCGCCACAAACAACGCTTGGTGCAACAGTTGCTGTAGGTGATTATCGTCAAGCTCAGGGTAGCTGTTGGCGATAATGTCTAGCGCCTCATCCGGCGTTTGCCCCTGCTTAAGTGCCGTAACCAGCGGGGCAATCAATTGCAACATGGCCTGATTGATGGCGTCCGGCACCGTTTGGGCGTTATCCAATGCCTCTTGCGCGGGATCATCAATCTCAGTCGTCTGCGTATTGAGGGCGGCAAAAGCACGGTAAGGCGAGGTAGACAGTCCCACCGTGGGCATCGGTTCGCGAGACACCGGCTGTAGGACGTCTTCATCCTTCTGAGGAACGGGGATCCCCAGCTTTTTATGTACCCAGGATGTGGGGATCGACTTCATGCCGGCACGTTCAACCAGCGTCGCCACCCCCTCGGCAAATCCTTTGATATCTTCCAGTTCACGGGTATCAAAAACAAGACGCGGCTGTCGCCTCGGGCTGACTTCATAGCCATTGATGGCTAACAACATACGGATAAAGCTGCGATAGAAACCTTCAATTTGGCGCGCATCGGCGATCAAAATGTCGTGGCGCACATCGTTATGAACATTACCCAACGCATTGGTAGAGGTTTTGCCGTCTGCCTGACTGGTCAGAGTCGCCCCGAGTATAACCTTAGATTCCGTGCGCTCTGCCCAGTCAATCATAGCCACAAAGGGATCGGCTTGACCGCTGGCCGCCGACATAAACTCAATTTTTGAGCCATCAGGGATGATGCCTGCCGCGTTGTGGCCTAGGGACATCAGCGCTTCCATCAGCTTGTCACGCTCGTCATCGGTCGCGCCCTGCAAATAGGTGCCCACGCGAGCCGGTAGACCGTAAATCTCTAAAAACTCGGCCAAATCGCGGATACCAAAGTTTTTGAACAGATACGGCCAAACCAGCACGCGGTAAAGCCCCGACTGGGCCACATAGCCGGGCTTAGCATTGTGGGTATGTACCAACCATCCAAACGGCCACAACTCCGCGCCATCAATGCTACCATCACTCAAACGGATCTCATCCCCTTTGTCAGGGGTTGTACAAAACCAGCGGTGAGGACGAAGTTTGATTTTGGTTGGCAACCAAACATCACCTTCTAGCTCCCACTTTTCAATCTCTTGTGATGAAAAACCATGTCCAATCGCTTCGGCCGCATTCAAGGTGATGTCTTCAAACTCAGGCAGTGACTGCATCCATTCGGACACCATTTCAGCCATTCGCTTTTCTTCGACGGTCGGGTTCTTGGGAGGCTCAATACTCCAATCCAGTGTGAGCAACGCATTCTTGCGCTTAGCCATCTCTGAGAAAATATGACCATCACGTTCAAGCATGTCTTCAAATAAGTCAGCCTGTGCCGACAAGTCGCCGCGTTCCGCCGCCTCTAGCAAGCGAGGCAGCTTACGGATGGTCATGCCTTTGGACGGATGTTCAGGCCATAGGCGATTAAGCTGCATGACTCTGGCCGTTTGTGGCGCTTTGAGGACTTCACGATTGATGGGGCGACCATACTGGTCAAGAATTTTAGTCATAACTACCAGCCTCCAGAGCCAAAACGTTGCCCTCGGTCATTATCTCGGGACGAGGGAACAGGGGTAAAAGTAAAATTGCCAGCCCCAGATACGGCCAATGCCCACAGCATATGTAGCGCGTCAGGCCCGTCATCATGATCGGCTTTCGGGAAATGTTTGAGCTGGTCAATCAATGTGACTTGGCCTGCGTGTAATCGGATAAGCCCATTGGCCATATGCGGCTGCAGGGACTCGATGCGTAAGAGTTTATCGGTATGCGGGATAACGGCACGGGCAGGCACGGGGATGCCGAGTGCGGCGGAGCGCTTAACCAGCTCGGTGCGCAAGAATTCTTGAAACTGCACTGTTTCAACGGCCCAGACCAAACATCGATATTGGCGCTGCAGTTCAATAACATCCGAGATAATTTTATCCGGTACGCGCTTACGAATGGCCGCTTCAACCACGTCTAATATGCCCGTATGGCGATTAAAACCACCGACCAATAGCGCAGAGGGGTCACGACTGCCCCCTGACTTACCGAGGCTTGGGTCACATGCACCGTAGAAAACCCACTCTTTTAAACGGTTAACCCAGAAGTGAATGCAGCCGGTAAATGGCGCATCTTCACCGCTGACAGGGTCATTCTGGTATTCGGCATCAAAGGTTGCATGACCATCTCGCGCACGGATAAGCATTAACGCCAATAAGGGACGCGCTGCCCAAGATACGCAGGCACCTTCATCCATTTCGGCTTGGTGCAGCATATAAAATGCCTGAGCCAGCACCTCGCCATCTTCATGGTTATTACGCAGTATCTCTTCCCATTTGTCCCATAAATCCATGCGATGGGGCCAAGACAAGAGCGCCTTAAATCGTGCTTTTTTCCACAGAGGATTACTCAAGGTGCGAGACAACACCGAGTCATAGTGCAAAATGGTGCCGATATACACGACATCGAACTTGGCGCCAGCGCCGCCTAATGGCAGTACGGTTTTTTTCAGCCAGTTATCGAGCTTGTCACGCTGATCGGGATTACGTACCTGCTCATCGTTCTCAATGTCATCGAGCACGGCTAAATCAGGACGATAAGGGCCATGACGTAAGCCACGCAGTTTTTTACCTGAACCCGCAACCTGCACCTTAATGTCATTGCGTGTCAGAATAGTCCCCATCTGCCAGACACGCCCTTGGCCTGTGGCTTCAGGAAAGTCCATGATAAGACGGGGGTTAAACTGCAGCTCAGCCTTGATGGCTTCCAGCATCGGATACGCCTGATCGATACTGTCCATAATGATGACCGGGTAATGCTTAATTGCGCGAATAATGCACCACAGCACAAACAATTGACTGACCAACGTTGACTTGGCTTCCCCACGTGGTGCGGCAATCGCATCGTTCTCTCCTTTGGGGCTGGAGACGATTTCAGGTAGACGACGGAACAGATACTTGTGCAACTCGCTTTTGTCTTTATGGCGCACATAGTGAGGAAAATATTGTTCTACAAAATACCTATAGCCGGTAACAGGGTCGTTTACTCTAGCGCGACGTTCGGCTATTGCATCAGGTGCGGGATTAAAGCCAACGTCCTCGGCTTCGATAGTCCGGCGTAGGCTGGCTGCCAGTTCGGCCAACTCCATACTAAACTCGCGTGCTGAGAATTTTTTAGCCACACATACCTCTATGAATAACCGGGTTCATTTGTTACTTTTTTAAACTCGGACTCAAAATTGAAAAGGAACCGACAAATGGCTTTGTCACGATGCCCTAAATGCGAAAGTACTCGATTCGAAATGGTCGAAAAAGAGGTCGCTAACGCACGATTTAAAATGATGTTCATTCAATGCAGCTCATGCGGTACTGTGGTTGGCGTCACAGATTATGAAAATACGCCAAATATGCTTCACAGACTGGCATCCGCTTTACGCATCAAGCTGTAATCCGTTGTGGCTCGTATTGAGGGCAACCATCAAGCCCTCAATATCATCAGCATCAACCAGTTTATGCAGTTTGTCCTTCATCTCACTTGTCCAGTTCGCATACCCACATTGCTCACGTAAATCGATTTTGGGACTCTTTTTCAACTCGTTTGAACGCATTTTTAACACCTCATTAATACTGGGTTTGACGGTGATTTAAACTGTCGAATTTTGGGCAAATTTTGTATTGTCTTGAGCCATTACCCGCTATAGTTTTTTTCCACCTCATCACCAAACGGCTCTAGGATTTCGACAAATGCAGCCAAATGTTGCGGGTGGTTATCGGCAATAAACACGCTCAGGCGCTGAATAACATCGAGGGCGGTTGCCAATTGACTGGTTTCGGGCAGTATCTTCTTGCTCGCCGATGTGGCCTTGTTGAACGCATCAGCAAGACTGGCCAACAACTCGACACGCTCTTTAGGCTGTAATGCCGCATCAACCGTGAGCATCTCAAGCGTGGTCTGGTATTGCGTTACCAGACTGGTCAGCACCGCGCGACCTACATCTTCTAAGCCATTTCCCGCGAGAACATGCGCCGCTCGCAGCTTGTCCCAATCATCACCCGCGTCCTGCGCATCTTTCTTCCAGCGTCGTGCCGTCACAAAGGGAATACCTGATTGGGTTGCGGCAATTTCCATCGACATCTGCCCAAAAATGTAGGCTCTGCGCAGTTTCTCCCGCGTTTCCTGCGGATAGGCCATACTTATAGCCCCAGTCGTGCTTTGATGAGCATGAGCGCGGTGACAACAAGACTACTGGTCAATGTTCCCGCGACCGCGCCAGCCACTGCGCCACGGCGTGTGGCACTCGCCTGTACATCAGTAAGGCCGAGTTCTATGCGGTCTAACTTGGCGTTGATACCGGAGAGAACATCGGGGTCAACGGGGGCTTGCAGTCGCGTAAGCTGGTTGCTAATACGCTGTAGCGCCGCAGCCTCCGAGTGATTTTGTTGTGTACGGCGCGTCCTGCGTTTATGGCGTGCTTTCATGATTTATCAGCCTTTTTATCCAGTTTGGTATCGATACGGTCAATGGCTGCTCTGACTTCGCGCAGGGCTTCCATCATGTGTGTGAAATTTGATTTGGCGTCCTCTCGGCGCTGATACTCAGACCGGATGCGCTCGACCGCCTTTTCGAGGTCATTGATATCTTGGCCTAGGCGTCTTATCCAGAGGCCACCAAAACACGCCACCAAAGCCAGTAGGATTTGAAAGGCGGAATCCATCGTCATTACGGTACTCACTCCTTTTCCCCATAGAATTTATTGATATTGATAAGCTGGGTTTTAAGTTGCAGGCACCAGCCGCCGTATTCACTGGCGTGGTCGATCAAGCCTTCGGGAGGGAGTCCCTTCCCGGTTCGGGGGGCATCGGTGGGATTTGTAGCATCCACGCGGGAGGCTTGGGACACACGGTTATCACGGGTGTTTGCATCGGTGGGGTATCCGAGTGCCGAAAGGTAGAGCTGCAGCCCGTTAGGGCCAATACCTGTAAAAGCATCACCATCGCTATCAAGCGCATGTTTAAGTTTCCTTTTTAGGGTTTCAATATCAGACCTAGACTGCTGCTGATAGGCCGCAAACTGGCCTGAAAGCGCATCAGCACGTTGCTGCGCGGCATCCGTCAACGCTTTTGCATGCAACAGTTGCTGCGTGTGCTGCTCAGCGGCTTGCAGTTTCTCGCTCTGCCACGCCATTTTTTCCTTGTTGAATGCGAGCTGTTTATCGCTAAAGGCTAATGCTTGCTCGGTGAGTTGATGCTGTGTGAGGAACGAACCGATCCCCATGCCAATCGCAATACACAACGCTATCCCCAACAAGGGACGCCAGAATGCCTTAAGAAGTTGGATTACCATTGGATACCTCCTTGTCACGCTTGATGGCCATATGCTTAGAAACCTGATTCTGGACGACCCAAGCACCGATATAAGCCGCAAACATCCATTCTTCGATATGCCCAGCAACGGCATTCCATATCAGCACAAAAGATGTCACCAGAAATGCCCCCACCAACGTGGTATCTGAGGTCGACAAACGGCCTGACGCTGGGTTGGTGATGAGTTCTTTAAGTGGTCGAAAGAGGCGCATTAGCGCGGACATAGCACCTCCAGCGCGATGGCATGGCGAGCTTGGCGGTCAGCAAGACCGGTTGTGCTGCCATTGATGCGGCGCGTGAGTCCGACAAAATCACCCGCATCAGCCAGCGTGTTACACCCATTGGCAAACCAGAACCACCCCGCAGAACGGGCAGCATATTCATCTTCCAACAGCAGATCGGGATGCGCGATGAGGTCGAGTTCAAGCGCATGGCCACAGCGAATGTAATTATCTCTGCCGGTGATTTGTTTTAGCCCACGCCCACGGAAGCGATAACCATCACCCGATTGCTCGTCGCCGTTACCCATACGATTGGCATAAGCGCGGTTGGCTAATTTTTCAGAATTACGGGTGTAGGCTTTAGCGAATTCAATTTCAGCGGCATCGACACGTCCGTTCTTATTCAGGTCAAAACCTGTTTTAAACAACATCGCAATGCGCTCGGGGTCTTTGTAATAAAGACTTTCGGAGAGAGTGGTAAAACCAGCACTTTCATGCCCAATTTGAGCGATGAATGCGGCTAACCGTTGCGGGGTAATAATATCGAATTCTGTACAAGCAGCGGAAATATGCGGAAACCAACGCTCAGCGAGAGAGTGTGGAATATTTGCCGCTTTTTGTAAGGCTGATACTGAAAGAAACATGACACCACCTAATAAGTTGTGATGGTGTCAGTATTATTGATAAGGGGTTATGGAATCAGTGGAAAGGGTTCAGTGGTTTTTTAATCATCAACATCAATAATAACTAAGTTATCATCTTTTGATTCTTTATCATTAGACTTAAGCATATATTGACCATTTTTTTTCATACTTTCAATTATAGGTAGGTATTGGTGCACTATATGCCACACCTTTTCATCTTCCTTAAAGTCCAGTTTGCGACAGTCTTCTCTTTCGTTCATTGAGTCGCTCGAGTCAATTTTATTAGGATTTGCAATAAGTAAAATTTTTCGCCAAGCACATGCTTTAACCGCGTTCTTTTGGAGATAACCAACATTAGCTGGAATATTCTTACCAACCTTATAACCAAATGCGAGATTACGTTGTGCTTGATAGCCATCTTTTGTTGCTTGTTGTATCAAAGCATTTTCATCACCAATGATGTTTGATTCAGCTAACACTGATGAGCTAACAACTAATAAAGTAAAATAAAATATATGCTTAAATTTCATTACAACCTCAGAATAAAGAATCTTGCTGTAATTCAGCATTATGCTTTTGGGTTGATAGTAACCCCCAAGCGAAACGGTCGCTAAACCCATATTTAGGACATAGTTGAGTCATTACCATCAATGATGAAATACCGTTATCACGTAGCTGGTTGAACTCATCAAGGAATGAGCGGTTACGTAGTTCGCGCAATGCACGATCACAACGAGGAAGATAGAGAACCTCGCCACCAAAATGTTTTACCAGTAGCGCGGCATTATCTTCACCAACAGTTTGCTTTAACAACGCAGCGCGAGTCGCCCCCATTGCCCTTAGTCCTTTACCCACGGGGAAGGTTGTACCGCCAAGCACATCAAGTAGACGGGCTGTTGCAGGATAACCTATCAGGTCTGCAATCTGTTGGACAGACTCAGGAAGTAACGCTTTAACCTGCTCAAGATCCATTATTAGCCCCTAGACATAAAAAATGGGAAAACACCGAAGTATTTTCCCATTGTATATTGTTTTTTGAAAGCTACACAGTATGTAATGTTGATAATGCTATTGGCGTTGTATCACATAAATCTGTCGCTTGATTTGCTCGTTGATGTGATACATCGTTAATTGACCGGTTTCATATAATTAGCCATCTAGGCTATCTTCACGATTACGCCGTTTGGCGTCAACAATAAGAGCCTGCATCAATTTTATGAGCTGCTCTTCGGTTAGCCAATCAACATATCTTACGTTAAACATATGCTGAGCCATTTTTTCCGCATATTGCCAAGGTCTTTTCGCATCAGCAAGCAGCGCTTCGATTTTGCTAAGAATAGACTTCTTGCTTTTGGCTACGCTAGGTTTACGTCCGTTCTTTTTGGCTACAGTGCGCGGGAACCCTTGCTGATGCATATACTCACGTACGTTTTGTAATGCCTCAAGTGAACATTGAACAGACGATGTTTTCCCTGTGAGTCGCATTAGAACATCTCGGTATGTTTCATCATTCCATCCCAAATAGGATTGACCAGCCTTGATTGCGCCAATGAGGCCATTTTTATTTGGTTTCATTGTCTTTGCTCACTTTTTTATCTGGTGATATTGCGATCAAGAAAATAGTAATAATCACAATAACGCAACCTGCCAAGAAGAAGCCTACGCCTGTCGCTCCAAGCATCAAACAAATCAGTATTAATAAGAGGATAAATAAAGTCATTATTCCCCCTTGAGATTAGCGTGACCAGTCACGCAGGTTAAATTTAATAATTTATAATGGCGAGAATAAAAACATACAGCCTCGCCTTTATTATCCCCCTGACAACCTACCGGCAATTGATTGCCACAACGCTGACACGTCCCTAACGCAACTTCCTGTCGAGCGAGTCGCTCGCTATCACAAATGATAAGCAGGCTGATGTATTCATTGCGACTATAGGGCATATGACCCGGATTACGACGCTGGCGATTACTATCTAGCATTTCAGCTTCTTGCTGAGTTAATACGAGTTCGTGCCTTATGCCACCAGTTGATGATAGGCGAGCACGTTGTGCTGCTTTACGCTCTGTTGCTGACTTAGCCATCATTTACTCCCTGAGCTAGCTTCATTACTGACATGCAGATCGTCAAATAGACTCCAGTATTTAGCCCAATCAGGCTGGTCGTACTCATCAACCTCATCATTCCATTCGCCAGCAAATGGGTTTTCACATACCGATGTAAGCCACAATCCAATAGCGGGGTAGTCTGGATTGCTTTCAAATATCTCAGCAATGCGAGGCCAGTGATTTACGTATTTAGCGTTATCAGGGAAGTCAGCCAAATATTTACGGATACATTCAGCCGCTTTAGCGTAATGCTCGCGTTTAACAAACATGTTGTCGTATGTCATCGCCAGCACTGCACGTTGGTGATAAGGAATATCCGAGCGATTCGCCAAAGGCCAGAGTTCGTCACTACGGAACATATAAGAGCTACGTTCTCCATCTGGCAAATATCGAATACACATATCACCCCAGACAAGAGGGCCACTGCCATGACCATTTCTTAACTCTTCTACGCACTCTGATTTTTCTCCCGGCCATACCGCAACGATCGTTGTATAGCTCATTATTCGCTCTCCTGTGCAGGAGCGGCGGGTAATGGCATCCAGTGGGTTACACGTCCTGTCAGCGATGAGTCACTAAACACATCACCATTCCAAGAGCAATTCCACTGATAATGCGATTTACCTAAATCGTTTTGCTCTTCGACGTAACACAGATAGCGGTCAAATTCAGATGGCATGCGGTCGGCAACGCTAATCCAGCTATTTAACTTGTAAGGCTCGCTTACAAGTTGTGCTTTAAGCATCTCAGCTCGGTAAGCGTTCCACCCTTCAACATAGTCATAAGAGTTATCCTCGTCTGGGGTAATCTCATCTGGTATTACATGTTGTGCCGGTGCTGTGTCGTGGTAAGCATTTATGTAAGCAGAAGCCGCAAAATGCCAGTCTGCTGTTTTTGGGTCTTGCCCATCCATCAATCGCCATGCTTCTTTGATTATTTCAAACGCTACATAATCAGCCGGTTTAGATGACTCCATCGCTTGCCGTAAAGCGGCAGCAAGTTGGTGAATCATGTGGTTTTGGGGCCAAAACACCATCAATTTGCGTAGGTGCTCAGCATCATGTGACAGCTTATGAGCCTGTTCTACACTCATAGCGACATTGTGGGTAACAGACTGTGCGTATTCACATGAGGCACATTCGCTGCCGTGAGGTGAACATAGGCGGTTATAGCCGCAATCTTCACCATTGGGATTTTGCATAGCTCGGGTATCATTATTCTTCATGGTAATCATCCTCATGACCTTCGGTTAAATTGCTATCCATCATCATCATGGAAACAGGCCACAATAAAATGGTAAGTGCATATGCCAGTCGTGGACGTTGTTTTTTCAACCACGCCATGGAGGTGCAGATATCTGCCCAGCACCAGCCAAGGTGGAGATACCCCAGCAGTATGAAAAATATCAGTAGATACGTATTCATTGTTTCCCCTCAAGCAGCAGTGATGAGCCTGTAGAACCCGATAGAGCACGATTTAGCGTTGCATTCTTACCGGATTGATAACCGGCATAAGCCGCATCATCGGCACCACGACAGCGTTTCGCCTCGCGCAGCTCTCCCGTTGCAACACCGCTTTGTGTACGTAAGCGTTGCTGGTAAGCCATGATTAACGTTGCTTCAACCTCTGTGACGGCGTAATCATCAAGTACCTGATAAGCACCTTGAACCCAGTTTTCACAAAAGGTGTCGCACCGAGCTACCTTCGTGGATGTTTTGATGCTCTTACGCATAGAACCTAAAAACTCACGGCGAGCCGTCATCATCTGACGAGACAAGACATCAAATGCATAGGCCGCAATCTGGGGGCGCTCGGCGGGGCCATAGAACACGACACAACGGCGAGGAACGCCGCGATAAGAGGTATATCGCCACGCGTAATAACATTTAACCCCAAAGGTGAGACAGATGACCTCGCCGAGATACCCCATATATTGAGGAATAGACCCAGCGTTGGAGGGCGCACCTTTACTGCTAGCCTCGTTGATTTCCATCAGGTCAACATCAGTTTCAGTGAGATTATGCTCATGCATCAGATTTTGAGCCTGACGAATAGCCGCAGCAGACTCATTGGCATTGGTACTCTTACGGGCCAAATTCAGCAGTTTCTTTATTTTGCTGAGGTATTTATCTTTATTTGTCATTGTCTAATTCCTTGATTTTGGCGTAAGCCAGCCCCTGCGGGTTTACGCCATATTTAAAGAAGATTTAAAACCGAATTAAATTAGCCCGCAGGCGTTAACGAATTTGTATTAACAAAATAAGGTTCAACATTAATTTCAACGACTGTGGATGAGGGTAAATCACGGGCAATATCCACAGTCCTCACGGCATGTCCACCTCGAAGAGCTTTACAAGGTTGATGGATGAAACAGCTCCCCACAGGGTATTGTTGGTTAAACTGCTGGGCTTTCATCGACCTTCCCCCATCCTTTAGCGGCTGCATTAATACAAAACTCAGAGCGATGCTCAGCCCAGTCACGACGATGAGCATCACGTGCTACGTCGACGGCTTTTTTCCACAGTTCTGCAGCGGTAGGGTAATCGGCGCGGCGCTCAGCGCGAACAGCACCCAGTGAGTAAGCTGCGTAGCTGTTTTTGGCAACATTCTCGTTAATACGGTTATTCTTCATCATGTCATACCGCCGCAATATCTAAGGAGATAGCGCGATACTGGTCAGTGTCACCAACACGTTCGTAAATACGAATGTAGGATTTACTGCCAATGACCTGAACGGCCTCACCAATAGCTGTCATGGCGTTATTCCAGCGTTCGTCATCAATTTCTAAGCGGCGCAGGCCGAGCACTCGACCCGTATTGATCTCACCCTCTTTATCAGTCGAAAAAGCATCGTTAATTAACGCATGGATTTCAGGGCGCACACCTTCTGTCCAATCAGATAAACACTCATCAATTAACGTCTTAGCCGCCTGCAGGCGCTCATCAAAGGCAATTCGGTCTTGCATGGCGCGTTGAATTTTGAAACGACCGTCATAGGTATACAGCGTGACATTACCTTTACGTCCGCCTTTATTTGCACCATATTTTTCGGCAGATAAATCAACAAAAGCTTGGATGTCAGCAAAAGCACGGAGCTTATATTCAGACAAAAGTGAACTGATGCTAATTGCTTTCTCGACCAACTCACCGACCAGACTATCACGCTCTTTGTCGATTTCTTTCACAATGCTATCCGGTGTCAGTACGCCTTTGGCATCAACCCAAAAGCCGTCAATAACCTGCTGAGTGGTGTATTGCGTGGTTTTAATGGACATGTTTTTTCCCTTTATTAACTGAATTTTCGAGTGATTTCTTAACCAGACTTAATACTGGCAACCCTAAGCCTCGGGCAATATCTGCCGAGACGTGTCTAACTAACGCATCCTCTTCTTTGTTAACATCATGCTGTACAGTGACATCAACGCCTTTACCTAACCGATTAATGTTAATGATGACTTTTGCCATATAGACCTCAAGTTAATGCAGCGATTCTGACCAAATGACCTTACAGCCATCCTGAATAAAAATGCCTTGCCGATACTTCCCTTGAATACTGCGCCCAAAATGCAGGTAACTCGCTTTGCCTGTTCTGGCCATATGCTCGCAGTAGGCATGGCGAACGATACGAATAACTGGTTGCCCCTGACGTAAAATAATACCGGTGATGGTGATCCCTCTTGCTGAAAGTGATGCCACAACAGACTCAGCGCGGATAAGGGCAGAAACGAACTCGGCATTGCTACGACTTTCAATGTCACTGGCCTGCATACAACCTCCCGATTAATGAATTAACATTTCAGAGAACTTACGAACGGCACCGACGTTAATAGGGTCGCCACTGATGGCGCTACCATGACTGACACCGCGAACCAACTTGAACAAACGTCGAGCATTGCCTTTGCAGGCTTTATAAAGCGCATCACTGACCTCTGGCTGCGCGGCATCAGGTAACATGCTGATGGCGATATCGTTGATATCCTCTTGAGGCAGCGTGTCGCCAAGCGGTAAAGCGAACCCCACACGGCTATAAAGCTGTTTATATTCTCCGCGTTTCCCTTTCAGGTTGATGATGAGACGAGGCATACCGGCCAACACAATGCCTACACCTGCTTTGTCATGAATACGGCGCAATGTTTCCAATGCTCGATATGGCAAGTTTTCGGCTTCGTCGACCATAATGATTCGGCCTGACTCCAGTAGAGCATTGACACAGGCTTCACTCAGGTCGTGCATATTGCCGCGCTTGCTGAGGCCCAATTTGTTGCAGAGTTCTTCTAATACGACTCGGGCGGTGTAGCCTGGGTCTGCCTCAATTAAAACGGCGTCGCGGTTTTTGGCCGCATACTCACGCAGCATCATGGTTTTTCCCATGCCAGCATCGCCATAAATCACGTTGATATCGCCATCGAGATGCGCCATACGAATAACTTCTAACCCACGGCGAGAGGTAAACGTTGAGACAAAACTAGCGGTGATGCGCTGTGATTTATCCTTATCGCGCTGGCGGTGAATAAAACCCTCGACGAGAGCATCGATACACTTCACATCGCCGTTATACTTCCCCTGCAGGTACTGATTGATGACGGCTACACTTTTGCCAATGGCGCGAGCTACCTGCGTTTGTGAGTAGCTTTTACGCTCCATCAATTCGGTTAATTCAGTAACAATAGACATGTCATTTCCTCGTCATTAACTGATGTTAATTAGCTAATTTTCTTAAATATTCTTCGCGGTCAGCTTCAAGGAAGAAGTAAGGTTCTTCCTCTTTAACGGTATAATCCGCAGGAATGAAGCTGCCAAAATCAGCATATTTATCCGCATTGAGTAATGGGCGGGCTTCGGCCTCAATCTCTTGGCGTTGCTGCTCAACGCGTTTGAGGCGATTCTGACGGCGCTTCTCAACGGCGGTATCCATGTGGCTAACTGGGATGGCAGCGCGTTTGTTGCCATTCCAAATAGCGCTACAGACATAAGAACCATCCATTCGACGGATAATGACGCTTTGCGGGTCATGGATATCAAAAGCAACGCGAACCTCTTCACCGTCAACCAGAATGAGTTCTTCCGAAAAATACTGGTTATTCATCAGCTCAATCCAGCCGCGTTGGGCAACACGAGTCACCTCTGGCATAAACATCTCGCGCAGTTCTATATCCGTCAGATACTCAATTTCATCACCTTCGGTCTCAAGAACTTCGCGACGGTAGCTAGCTGGCGTCATGTGTTTACCATTACGCTTCGGCAGTTCGCTATGTTGATGTAGGTTGTTGTACTTATTGACCTCTTCATCAATGGTGTCTAGTAACTGCTGCCATGATGGCAACTTGGTCAAGGCGCGTTGCTGGACGCTATTAAGGGGTTTTCCTTTCTCTTGAGCATTAATTGCAGACTGAATAGCGCGTCCGGTCATACGAACGTTTTCACGGTCAGCCCCAAGTCCGTTGTAAGTGTCATACTTCAACGCGATAGCGCGAGGAATAACGGCGTTTAAGCGTTCGATAATCCCACGAGACTGTGGGCGACCAGGAATACTGGTCGGGTGTTCAATCCCCATGCGAGGGAAAATCCCTGTAATATCGGCATCTAAGGCTTTGTTGGTTTCACCACCACCGTTATCCGAATAAACAAACAGCGGCTTTCCATAAAGTCTCATGCCATAGCGATAAGCATCGGCGACGGCGATCATGTTTTCAGAAAGCGCCAAACTCCATCCCGTGACAAAACGAGTACGCCCATCAATCACCAACGTCAGTTCTGGGGTAAATGGTCGCCCGTGTATTGGGTGTGCAACTTTCATGTTCAAAGACTTACCATCGGCAATCCAACAGCCATTAACGGGCATAAGTGACCAGTCACGCTTTTGATAAGTTTCATAAGCCAATGCCCTAGAACCACTAACACGGCCCCGAGCACGTTCACGCTTAGGCAGTTTTTCCATGGCGCGGCGTACGGCATCGTAGGATGGGCAAGCATCAATCATCGCGGGTTGATCTGCATAGGTTCTCTGCCATTCCTCTTTAAAGTCCGTATAAGCAGACTGTAAAGAAGGGCCATTTAAGTTGCGCCAATGCGCCAAAAAGTCAGGCAACCATTTAATTTGTTCTGGCTTACGTGCTTTTAGATGACCGGGGGCTAACAAAGCCAGCCGTTCAGCACCTGAGAATGTACTGAGATAAAGTGTTAACCATTCTTGCAAACTGCGCTCGCCGACACCTTTACGGCTACTACCTTTGCGGGCGTTGGCAATATCAGCCGCTGCCTGAATGTGTAGCGGTAACGTCCCACTGCGAGACCCTTCGGCAATGTATTTAACGGCACCAGCGCGGGATAGTCCGGCTTCACGTAAACGCTCTACCTCGGCTGCAAGTAATGCGCGGGCGTCAGCCACTTCTTTCTGCTTAGCCGTTAAAGCTGAAACTTCACGCTCTAACAACGCTGGACATTGGCGCATAAGCTCCAGTTCTTGGCGTGGTTTGATTGTTTGGTTGTGCTTAACAGGAATATCAACTGATTTGCAGCCTGCATTCTCTAACACTGATTTGAAATGACGCTTTTTAATCTCCTCTTGGGCAGCCAAAGGAAGGCAGTCAATATGATATTCAAAGGCTTTGCTTCCTTGACGACGCTTACGGAGCTCTGCATCTCCGCCAGCAGCTTTATCTAGGCGGTTCCGAATGTTGTGTTCCATTTTCGGTAATCCTGGTAAGGAGACACATTCTTTAGCAGTTAGCCAGATAGACATTATTGACACTCCATTTTAAGCACTAATCCGCTGCTCATTCAGATAACGACTAGGCCAGATAACATCTGGATTAACACCAATTTTCTGGCCGATTGCTTCTTCGTAACGCTCACACTTGCGATAAAAAACATTGCGAATGCTATTTTCTTTCAATCCAAGTTCTTCTTCTAAATCTCTGAGGCTAACTCCCTTTCTATCAAGGGCTGCAATAATTGCCTTGCTAGACCAGTCGCGCCCCACATCAACAAACAAGCTAGTCATATCTTGTTTCAGCAACTGCATTGTGTGATCCTCTCTGGTTTATCAATTTAGATAATCTAAATCAGTTATCTACTTCGTACAAAAGTACATGAACAAAAGTCCGAGATCAACTAAAACCGACGGTTTTTTCACAGATAGGTGCATCGAATCATGAATGAAGAAAAAAGAAATTTAAAATCAAGTGGTTACAAAACAAAAACCGGTGAGGATGGAATAAACCGGGATCGGATTATTGTACGGGCTGGAATAAACCATTTTCCGAATCGTTTAAAAGAAGCAATGGAAGGGATGAGTAATAGCGAGGTTGCCCGTAGGGCCTACATGTCAGAAGCTACGGTCAGGAAGTATATTAATGGAGTAACGTACCCAGCCATCGATAGCGCAGCATTGATCGCTCACGCATGTAACGTACCATTGTCCTGGTTAATTACTGGTTGCGAACAAAAAGACGAGGCTGGCGGAGATGTCGTATGTTCAGGAGGCTCTACTATATCTAGCAGCCCTACAATGCTGTCTATCCTGTTAGAACGCTTGAGAGATGATGAGAAAGAGGAACTTACAGATTTGCTAATCAGAGAAGGGGTTAAGACTCTATTAACTCTTGTAGACGAAGACACCCTCAACCTAGTGAAGTTACCTCGAGAGGAGAAAAAACGACTACTTGCTTTACATGAAGCTAAAAAAGGGGCACCTGAAAGTTGTGTAGAAAATAATTTCGCTACCCCATCACAGCAGAAATTAGGGTGA